ATCAGCACTCCATAGATCAGCAGTAGTACCTGAAATAAATTCAATGGTTTGTGAGTTTTCTGAGGTTTCTGCTATATGACCAACAAAACGCCACCAAGCTTTATCACCATCCTTGTCTATTGAATACAGTCTGTTAATACCAGGAGCAAGCTCATCCGCAAACAACTTAAGTCCATTTGCATCTGTAACAATAGACATTTGTTGAATGGTATCTACTACATGGGCTGCACCTACTGCACCTAGAGTAACATCAATTGAATTAGATCCAGATAACAGAGATGTAACTGTAGCGTCATCACCAACCACTGTGACATCTATACCCTTCCCTTGCTTTAAATGACCCCAGATGACTGCATAATCTAAACTAGCTACATGGGCTGCACCTGCTACACCATCAGTTATGACTACACCTGTACCATCATCATCTAATAGTGAAGTAATGGTAAATGTATCTGCTGGTGCTTCGGTAATATCTATGCCTGGACCTTCAACTAAAGTACCAGAAGGAGTTGGTGTAGGTATTGTAATAGCAATTGGAGTACCAGCAGCATCCGCAAGGTCCTGAACTAATCCCTTTTCTGTCTCTGATGCTCTATCTGTAGTAGTAAATGTGAGTGTTTGACCTAATATTGATGCACCAGTGATTATATTAAGATCTATATCTACTGTTACGCCACCAAGTTTAAGTTCACCATCATCATCTACTGATTCAAAATCACCACCAACTACATTAACATCTAATTTGTGACCATCAAAGAATAGTTCTTTTGTAGCACCAACTGAAGCCACATCATTTGAAGCAATGACTCTATAGCTTTGAGCATTACCTGCTTGAGCTGCTGCTGGAATGTCTAGCTGATATTCAGTTCCTAAAAATAGATCACCTTCATGTCTTGGTGTCCATACATCAGCAGCAGACCAATATCCAATTAAATAGTATCTAGTTAGTACTCCGGCTACTTCAGTCTGCCATCCTGGCCATACACCTGTTTGAATGGCTGGTGTTACTACTGGTGCTACATCTGGTGAGGAAACAACTTTAACCCAAGCTTCATTACCAACTACAATTTCAGCTCCAACCACGGTAACTGTAGTACCAAATCCATCTCTAACTACACCATCTAATACTATTGCACCAGTTTTACTTCTGAATGCTGCAAAGGATGGTTGTTGTGGTCTTGCATAAACTGTGATATCTGAGAACTGTAATTGTCCTACTCCACCTGAAGTTCCAGTATATGCTATTGGATAGTATAGTGAGTCTTGATCTGTGGATGCTGCAACTGGAGGCCATGCTGCACTGAATAATGGAGTGGCTCCCCATACTCCTGCTGTGGTTCTATCTATCTTATAGTAGATATATGTGTTTGCACCACAAATGAGAGGCTCTGCTACAGTTTTCTGGAGGGTGTATAATAGGGACCCATCTCGGTCATAAATATCAATGAGGTCCTTTACAAGCCTAAATGCTTCACCACGATCAGCTCCTATTGTCCAAGTGTCTCCACCAACGAAAGTTACCTTAAATGGATGTGGAGGAGCATCTGAAGTTCCACCATCGGGAGCTGTGAATGTCCAAACCGAACCATCAGTACTTCCACCAAGGATTGCTATTACTACTGTATCAACTGCAACTGAGGAACTTGAGCTAGCTTCTACTAATGGATTGGTCTGTGCTGAATCTTTTGCCCAGTCTATACCATAAGATGCATCTTCCCATATACCAGTAGTTTCATCATAGATTACTTGAACAGCTTCATAAGTTCCATCACCGAAGGATTGAACAATCTTGGCGTAGACAATGGAATAATCATCTGGGGTTTTAAACCTGTCATCGAATTGTTCTTCAACTATACGAGTTGCGTTTACTATTCGTTGAGCAGCATCTTTATCAAATCCATATGCCTTACTGTCTGCCATTATTAGCCCTCTTGTGGAGTAGTTGGGAAGCTAAAGGCTGAATAAGCTGCTGTTGGTAATTCATAATCCACTGTAATCTCAGTTGGGTCTACAGGCACAGCTAAGTTAGGACCATATTGACCATTAGTATCCAGTGGTTGAGCAATTTGAGTTGGTGTCTTGCCCTTTAATCTAATTCTACGTTTAGTTTTAGGATCTCCAGCAACTGCTAATTCATTAAAGCCAACATTAGCAAGATTCAAATCCCAGCTTTCAACTCTATAAAGTAATCTGAATACATGATTATAGAATCCAACTCCGGCTCTTGATTGGTATCCACTAAAGGTAATAGAGTCTAAGAATAAAGTTCTCTTACCAAATGTTTTACCCCAGATGTCAATAGCAACTATGTTAACACTATTCTGAAGATCAATCAATGTCCACTGAATAGCAGCATAGTTGAATGACAAATTAATTGATATATCATTACTTTTCTTGGTTGGGACTGGATCGAAATCATCAAATGCTTTATTCCTAACTGGTTCAGGTGGATCTGGAGCAGCGGCATCAGCAAGTCTTAGGTAAGCAGCAGCTACAGTCCTGTCTCTTGAACCACCACTAATCTTCCATGGATCACCCAGTGGGTTGGTAGGATTTATGGTACCTGTAGTATTATCAACTTCAGAATCATAAGTTACTATAACATTGAAGTGACTTCTAGTTCCATCCTTCTCAACTACTTCTTTAGTTCTTACAGTGGCATTGGTTGTAGAATCTATGTAGTAATCACCTACATTAGGAATACCAATCGCAGTCAATACCTCATTAAGGTTAACTACAAATCCATCAAAGTTTACATTGAAGACTCTGGTAAAACTTGTATTGGTTTCTGATTCGACACCACTACGTCTATTCTCTCCAAATGTCTCATGGACATCTAATAAATTTGCCATATTACATGCTCACCTTTTCGATAGTAATTTTACCAGTCTTTATATTCTTAAGTTCTCTCTCAATTGCTCTGGTATTCTTTTCAGTCTTCTCATTAGCATCTAGGTTCTTTTCAACAACCTTCTTATTATCAGCATCTTCTCTTGCTCGTCTTGCTGCTAAGAATGCTGAAACACCAGCCTGAGTTGAAATATCCATAGCTGCTACGCCACCAGTAGGACCATCATCAATAGCACCTGGTAGTTTAACACGACTGGCCTTCAATGCATCTAATGCAAACTTCTTCTGCTTCTTAGTCAAATTGATTAACTTATTGACATCTGTAAGTGCTTGCTGAAGAAGTGGAGATTTGGTACCAAGTAATCCCTCTCTGAAATCAAGTAGCTTATTAAGTAGATCATCAAACTTTTTAGAAAGATCAAATGCTTCAGCATCTAACTTAGGCATCAAGTTTACAACATCTTTGAATAGTAGATCAAATGTTGCTAATCCCTCATTATCTTTCTTAAGATTCTTAGCAAGGATTTCAAATGCTGCAACACCAAGAGCCTTTGAAAATTCTTCTCCTCTACTTATAAGAGTAACCATTTCTTTGAGTAATCGAATACTTTCTTTTTGAGCAACTATTCTCTTCCTTATGGCCCTAATGTGCTTCAGTTCATTAAGAGTCATATTCTTAATTGGTGCACCACCAAATCCAGGAATTAATGTAGTCGTGGTTCTATTCCTAAATGTAGTTCTATCTTTCACCAATTTAGTGAAGTTCTTTAATTGACTAGTTAACTTCTTAAGCTTAGCTTCTTGTACTGATATGTTACTGCCAATTACATCTTCGTTATTAAATCCCTTTTGTGCTTTAACTACATCTCTTATAGACTGTTCAAGCTCTTTATTCGATTTAGTCAAATGATCAGTTTTAACAATGAAGTCAACAATACTTTTTCGAGTTTTCTCTAATGCGTCTGCAAACGAAGTAGTTCCAAATATTAAATCTCCTAATGCTGCCCCCAATATCACTCCAGAAAGTGCAACTCCAGTAACTAATAATGCTTCAAAACTTGCAAGTATTGCTACTAAACTCTTCAATGCAGCTCCAAACTTCCATGACGCTTCAGTAGATGCTCCTAATCCCCACTTTGCGCCCTTTGTAGATCCAATTAATCCCTCTAGTGCCCCAAACAATTCTCTTACTGCAAAAGTTCCAGCCACCCATGTTAAAATACTTCCACCACCAACTTTATTAAATCCTTTCAATGCAACATTGAGGGCAGGAATAATCTCTGTGCCAAGTTTAGTCAATTCATTCTTTAATACTTGTATGGTTTCAGCAAACTTTTGAGCTGTAGCTCCTTTAGCTTCCTTTAATGCTTTTGCTAATTCCCCACCCCCACTTCTAACAGCAGCAAGAGTATCTGAAAACTCCTCCAGGAATAACATACCAGCTTTAAGATCATTCTCAGCAAATCCAAGTTTTACGAGTCCCTCTCTAGTTCCTCCACTGATTCTTCTAAGTTCCTCAATAGCAGCAACCATTCCACCCGGACCAGTGAGTGCTTCAGTTACGGATTTAAGCTTGGGAGATCCACTTCCAAGTCTGCTGAACCATCTATCAACCATTGTAGCTGCTTCTGCGGGTCTAAATACTTGTGTAACTCTTGCAAAAGCGGCTGCTGCTTCATCTAATGGTACTCCAATTGAAGCTGCTGATGCTGCAACTCTTGAGAATACACTGGATAGTTGTGGTATATCAACTATACCAACCTTCATAGCAGAGAATAAGATCCTAATTACCTTTGCAGCATCACTACCTGATTTACCATAAGCCCGTAAGGTTCTAACTACAGCTTCATTGGTAGTTTTCAAATCTGAGAAACCAGCAACTGATAATTCTAAGGATGCATTAAGAACTTGCATTCCCTCAGCGCCTTTATAACCAGCAGAAGTAATATCAAATAATGAATCAGCGATATCTGTGGCAGCTTTACCATATTCTGAAGATAAAGATAATACTTCAGTTTTAAGTGATTCTAATTGAGACTTATTTAGGCCAGCCATGGTATTGACTCTAGCCATAGCCTTCTCTAAATCAACAGATCCTTTAACAGCAATGGCTAAACCCGCAAGTGCAACTCCAGTAAAAGCAGCATTAATTGCCTTACCAGCAGACATAGCACTGTCCTTGATCTGATCTAACTTCTTATTAGCCTTATTCAGACTAGTATTAAGCTGACGAACATCCCCGATGAATTGAACGAGGACCTGATCTGCCATTATTGCCATAGGGGTATCTCATTTAAGGATTAGCTGAAGTTTTCTTTTTCTTTTTCTCAAGTGCCTTCTTACCAATTGAGACTACACGACGCTGTTTTTGTCTCCTCATTACCATTGACACATGTGATTGAAGGGATTTCATCTCACCAAATGTAAGTTCTTTATCAATAGGTGTTTCAATATCTTGGAATAGTAAGAACTCATCAATCTTAAATGGAGATTTACCCTTCTTTCTATTTAAATTGGCTGTTTGACATAAAATGTTTGCTAGATAGAATTCAAGTCGTTCAATTGGATCTACATCCCAGACACCAAATTGTTTCCATTTTTGAAATTCATCTAGGTCTATACGATCCTTAAGTTCATCTACGGGAGTATGGAACATCCTAGCAAGACGAAACCATACTCCCTCATCACCAGTCTTTAGTTTTTTTTAAGACTGTCAGCTTCTTCTTCAGTTTGCATAAACCCATTGAGCTTCATGCATTCTGTACCAAGCTCTTGAACTTCTTTCATTGGGAAGTCTTTGATAGTTTCAAAATCTTCGGATGTAAATACTGGATTATCTTCCTTATCTACAACACAAAGAATGATAAAGTGGAACATAAGATCTGTATTTTCAATCTTCTTTTCAGATACCTTTGTAATCTTTTCGAGTACTCTACCTTTAAGTTTCTTAAGAAAGACTTCTTCATCCATAAATTTGAATGCTACAGATTTTCCAGCCTTCTTAGCCAAAAGTCTGTCTCTAAGATTGGTAGGAACCTCTTCCAAGTTAAGATCTTCTTTCTTCAATCCTGCTTCTTTTTCTGCCATGGTGATTTTCCTGTGGTTTCTGTGGATTTGATACGTGGACAATTTATAGTTATTTGTTCTAGGGTTTCTAAGACAACAATATAATCTCTAAATAACGAGCATTGTGGGATTTTTATATACTTGCCTAATAAGGGGGCATACATTATGGATAACTAGACCCTTGCCATATTACTGACTAAAATTCAGTACTATAAACTATTTAACTCCTTAGGCGTAGAAAATAGGGCCTCAAATTAATGAGACCCTACCGTAGTAGTATGACTTGAATCTAATTATACAGAAGGAGTGTCGTCAAAGATGACTTCCTTTTGAACTCTGATAGTACAATCTGCACTAACTCTTTCATCATTAGTAGCTTCAGAAGGACTGTAGTTCGTGAGGAACCCACAGAACTCTTGGATGATACCATCAGCGTATGTAATTGTAATCTCTTCTGCTGCCTGGTCAATAGGAGGTTCAGTAGCAGGGTCGAAAACAATTGATACTTTGAAATCTTCATACGTGACTAGGTCACCAGGAGCTTCTTCACGGACATCTTGAGAAATATCTGAGTTATCAATTACTTCACGAGATGCAGATGGAGGTGTGAAACCAATGATTCTACCTAACCACCCAGACTGAAATGCTATCTCAGCGCCGTTGCCTGTGTAAAATTTAGTTACTGTACAATCTGCGATAGGTCGCTCCTTCCTTGCTAGATATAGCTAGGTTTTTGGGGGTTAGTCACATCAATATGTTTTATTTAGTTCTGTTTTAAATTTAGGACTCTTCCCGAGTCGATAGGAAATTAATTACAAGTCTGGTTCTTTTACGATCATCTTCTCCTAGGCTTCGTATAGTTCCAACTTTGGTTATAGACTGATAACATGATCCATTTACTTCTTCTGGGACAATATTCAATAAATCTACAATAGACTTTGCAGTTTGGTATGCTTCTTCATATGAATTATCACGAACTCGGATTTGAATAGCTGGGTGTTGTGTCCAGGTATAACCAATAGGATCTATTTGAGAATCATCATCTAAACCTGTTGTATCATAAATGGTTATACATGTATCTGGTTCGTCTGGTTCTGCTGAAATAAAGAAGTTGGTACCAAATATAAAATCAACAAAGATAGATTCCGCTAAGATAATATCTTTGGCATCAACTGAAAATGGTTGCTGTGACATTATTGTACCCTTTTCATTCCATTAGACATACCTTTGGCGGCTTTCTTACTCAATTGTTTCCTACTTTGTCTAGATGCTTGTTCAAGGAACTTAGCCTGACCATTAGGATGAACAGCTTCAAGGTCCTCATGAACTTGCATTGCATAGTCTGCTGAATAGCCAACTTCAGACTGAGGACCCTTCTTAGTATTCAATTGAGCTATTCTATTTGTTACAAATGCTGCATCTCCTGCATCTGCATCTACATATCCTTTACCAATAGCATAAGCTGAGTCATGTAGTTTACCAGTATCTTTAGGAACTAACTCTTGAGATCTATCTTTAACTTCAGATGAGTACTGGTTCATCGCTTGCTGGGCACCACCAAGACCAGATTTAAGAATAGATTGAATTCTTTTCTTAGTATTACCTGATCTTGATGAAACTTTTATTTTAATGCCCATTTAGAACTCATATAAATGTTTGAATTGTTCTACTGCCCACGGTCTTGGTATTCCATGGAAACAAATAACCTTACAATCTTCAGGTATTCCGTCAAATAATCTATTCTTCTTCCAGCTTCTTATTTGGAAAGGATATAATTCTTGAATTCTTTCCCAAGGTATTTCACAATCAGCTAGTACCTTAGCAATTAATCGTTGATCCCATACCTGTTTCCAATGCATTCGCTTAATGCAAGCTGTAATTTTCTTTAGCTTCGGCCACATAAATGTAAGATCGCCTGCCCATTGCATCATACCAGAAGCAAAATGTTTTTCCCTATAGAAATCTTGTAATCCAGCAAATGGTGAATCGTGAGCAATTATTTCATCTATGTTTTGTAAAATAACAGTATCTAAGTCAAAGTATGTGACTGGGCCATTAAAAATATGTTTGAACATCTCTAACTTAGAGTGCCAACCTGGTAGATCTTCAGTAAGTGGTAAAATATAATTGCCTTTTAAAGGTAAATCTGTAAAACAATAAAATTTATAATCAATAGTTACATGCTCATCTAGTTGCTTTTTAAGAGCAAGTACATGCTTAGTTTCAAATTCTCCACCACTTTTGAGAACTGTTAATATTACTGGAACTTCATTATCATTGATGACCCCATATCCATCTACTTGATCATTTAACTCAATACCATCATCTCTTACTTCTTTAAATGATTCATTCAATGACATCTTTGGAAAAGTATCTAAAGCTGAATCAGGATTACAATTGAATATTTTGACAGATGGGAACTTCTGAAGTATTAGTTCTCTCATCTTATCCATCTTATTGATGTAAGATTTGTATTTGCGCTTAGGTACTTCAGTTATATTGTCATTATGCCAGTTGGTGTTTCCATCTTCATCTGTCTTCATATCAAAACCAATGAGATAAATCCTACTAACACCAAGTAACAATGCCATATTGATTGCAGCAGCACCTGAGTTACCATTAAATGCAATCTTGTCTGGTTCAGTTGAAAGTCCAGAAGTCATTCTCTTGGTCCATACTACTTCTGGTCCAAACTGTTTACCTGAAGGATTGTTTGTAATAATGGTAGCTTTACAGTTTTTGAATTCTTCTTTGTCTTTATGAGCTGAATACCAGGCCGAATCCCCAAAGAAACATACATCTGCACATTCAAATGTATATGCATCATTCACAGCTATGACTAATTCATCTGAAAGTATGTAATCTAGGTCACCAAGATCTTTTACAGATGGTCCTCCACCTATGATATAACACTTTTCACCATCCCATATGGGATTAATCATTGCTTGACTAGCTGTTTTCTGTGGCATTAGTCTATTCCTGTGGTATTAAATTGTATGCTTAAGCACAACAATTACATTCTGTGGGTTTTGACTTCTCTGTGATATTCTTAGTTGGTATGCATCCGCTTGATCTTTAGGATCCAACTCAGTACTAATCCCTCTATAAATGAAAGTACTTTTAGGCAATGCTTCTGTGGCGTAGATAATTGCTCTAGAGATGAATTCAGTTCCATTATCGTCCAGTTGTCTTTGAATTTTATCTTGAAACCGGACAAGTATAGTTCGTGGAACTTCAAAGGATAGCTGATTGAATCCGTCACGACCCGATAGAATCCAAACTGTGCAATCTTCGGTTAACAGATCAGCATAACTCATTTAGTTTACTCCCTATACTGAAACATTCTTATAAAGAAGTAGTTGTGTAGCAAATGAATTGATATAGGATTGAATCATCCCACTATCATTAACATAAGCATAATCCCCAACCTTCTCTGATTTCAGTGTAATGTCTCGACTAGTAGTTCTGAATATCCCTGCTACTATTTGAGCAACAAGTTGTTGTAATCCTAATGGAAGATCCGCTGTCTCAGCATAACCACCTTGATATAGTACTGTATGAATCATTCCACACCGCATATAAACACTACTCTTCCATAATCCATTAGAGGTCTGGTTGAGTAATTGCATTGGACTCAGAGGTAACTTAACTGCATAAGTATACTCATCTGATGATTCATTAGTAATGTGGAATATCTCAGTAATAGCTTGAGCTGGTAGTTTCTCTAGTCCAGTTCCTGTGGCAATTGTTGCTGTCCAACTAGGAACTAGGTTTAGTTCATCTATGATATCTTCTAATGTATCAAGTATGGTAATAGGAACTTCTGTAGGAACTGATCCATCATTCAATATAATTGATTCTGAGTTTTCAGATAATTGAACAGTTGGAAAGTTTACTCCATCATATACCAAATCTATTACTGTGCTCAATCCATATCCTGAATAGATTATGTTTGTGACAGGATAATTATTTAATGTGATATCGTTAGAGTCTTCACCAATGAAAGTTTCATTGTAATATGCTTGCTCAAAGTTTCTATCTAGGTAGGTTGCAAGCTGATCACTAGTTCCTGAAATGAGTAATTCAAGTGTGGTATCAGAACTTGTAGTATCTACAGGAATATTAGCAAATACTTTCACTAATTCGAGTGTGGTTAAATCTAAAGCCATATGCTACTTCCTTTTTAGATTTGTTCTGGAACTATCTTTAATCAAAAGTCGTGAAATAAGGCGCCCATGAACTTAGTCATGGACGCCTGAATGGGTAGGGACGTTTGTTAGATCATGATCTGTCTGCAAGGACCACAAATGGAGACTGAGCGTTTGCGCCTGCTGAGCTTCCACCACTGAATGGTGTAATAACATCGGACCATGCAGTATGACCATCTACTCTGATGTAGAAACGGAAACAGGTTTCATCCTGTACGAATCTAACATGAATAGAAGAAGCAGCATGTACGCCACCCTTTCTGATCATCTTGTACTGACCCAAGTTTGCAAACGTAATATCACCTGCAGTACCCAAAGCATTAGCTTGCTCTAGCATATTAACAGGTTTACCCAGCAATGTACCAGCCTGTGATCCAACCAAACCAGAAGGCGGAAGGAAGATAGGTTGATTACCAATTGTCATCTGAGGCAACTGAGGCCAAAGCTGCTGATTGATGTACCATTCTGCACCATTCAAGAGATATGCTGGCATACGAGCAAACATATTTAGAACATTGGCTGCATTAACTGTAGCAGGTGTTTGTGCGGATTCCTTAGGAACAGTAACCAGAGCAGAACTCTGCATGTAACCTTCAGGTTTACCAGAACCGTCACCATTGAAAATAGCTTCATCAAGTGAGAAACCAATTTCACTCAAGACCTGTGCATTAATCTCAGCTTCCAGTGCTGAATAATCTTCCAAGATCTCGTCGGTTGCATAGTAAATAGCTGCATACTTTTCAAGAGTCAGTGTGCGTCTCAAGAAGGATGCTCTGGATGCAGGCTTGTCTGCTGCTTCATTAATCCAGCCACCAGTTACAGGACGGTTACCATCAGTTCTGTC